ATATAATAATGCTGAAGTAGTTACAATATTTGCTTCTTGTGCTTTTTTATATTCATCACTAGCTTTTGTTAAATCTGTGATGCGTTCTGTTAAACTTCTAGCATCATAGCCTGCTAATTTTAATCCATATTGAACTAATGGTAATGTAACTGCGGCAAGTGCACCAATAACAGCACCAGCAGTACCAAATGCAGAAAGTAATTGAGGGGCTTGTTGTGTAAAAATGCGAAATGCATTAGTACCCATTTCTGCTTGTACAGCAATATCTTGTATTTGATAAGCAATATTTCGAACATTAAATGCATTTAATGTTTGTTGTGCCGCCTTAGTATTTTTATCAATACTACCTAAGGTACTGGTAATGTTATCAAGTTTTTCACCACCTTCGACTGTGGCTTTTAATACTAATTCATCTATTGACTTTGGCATATTAGACTCCTAGTTTCTTTTTAATATATGCTCTAATGGCAGTCATAGTAGGTTTTGTCATGCCGACACCACTGTGTTGTTTACTCCATCCATTATCTAATCTTTTAGCATAAGGGTAACTTGCACGAATTTCATTACCAACTAAAGTTGTTTTTGATTGTGCATTACCGGTGTCCCTTGGTGTATATTTTACAAAAACAGGATAACCAATCTTAGCTAGATTATTTGGATTTAAAACTTGTTTCCAAGTATTAATTTTGGCTTGCGCTTTTGATGTCATTATGACTCCTTTGCTCGTTTAATCATAGCCATCATTTCTTTTTGGCTTAGTATCGGTGCTTCTGGAGCATTCGGTACCGCGGCTTTATTATGAGCTTTGATCATTTGTTGATTTTCCCAAGATATCATAACATTAGCGACCATTAAATCATATGTTGTAGCATTATCACGAATTGTGCTAGGAAGTTGTCCATACATTTTAGCCAATGTTCCAATAGTAATTACTTCGGCGAAGTCCCACTCTCTGGGGTTGATATCTTGGTCTTTGACTTTCCCAAGTGATCACTTATCTTAGTTAGAATTGCTACTACTAAGTCCACAGGTAAAATGCTATCTTCGGCAATGGATGGCTTGCCTTCTTTGTTTAACACAATACGGCGTAAGAGATTATACAATAATGTATCATCTTCTTCTTGCTGTAATTTATAAAAATTAAAATATGTAGTAAGCCCCATGTTATCTAACATATAGAAGTCCACGGGTTCACCATACTCTTCGATAATCTGAGGACTATCGAGTGTTAATTTTATTAGTTCGGGTTTTTTTGCTAGTGTGCTGATATCCATCTGTTAATCCTTTTGTCTGTTAATCAATGTATTTGTTAGCACTAGTAAGAAGCTGAGTCTACTAGTTGCTTTTTCTAAATCTTGTTTCGCGCATTTTAGTTCATTATTGGCCTTGGCCACTTCTGCTAAAAGGCTACGAAGTAATTCATCATCTGTCTTTGAATCTAATATGTCCATAAATCTTCCTATCACTCATATTTACCTGCTGAAACGAAAATAGGGTCAATAAAGACCCTATTCGCGCATCTAATCTACCGATTACTCTGTAGCAGAAATTGTGTATTCGCCTGTTACTGTGATAGTAACTGGTGATACCCATACTGGCTGATCCGCAGAAATCTTTGGAGCAACACCAGTGATATAACCTTGACCTTTTAAGTAACGATCTGCGCTACCATTCTCTAGCATCTTAAGGCTAAATGTAACAAGAGTCTTGTTACGGCTTAGACCTAAAATACCTTGTTCAGCAACTGTACCTGACTGTGCGGCAGATAAAGTAGTACCGAAGAATGATGCATCGTCACAAACCAAGTTCATAGCGATACTGTTTGTTGATGTTGTTGCAACTTGTTTTTTAGCTGTTGCATCTAACTGAGTCCAGGTAAAGACATCATTTGCCGCGTTAACGGTAATGTCTTGTAGTGCTGGAACAGTCAAAGGGGTAGCCCCTAGTGTTAAAGTACCTAGTGCAATTCCGCAATCGAGTTTTAGAACGATTTGCGAACTTGTACCTGGTCCTGGATTAATGTATCCTGACATGTTATTTTCCTTTTAATTGGTTATTAGCTTTCTAAAGCTGAATTCCAGTTTTGTAATGATAGCATCCGAGTCATAAGAACTAGACACTTGGCATAACTTCTGGATATATCCTTCTGTCCCTGCGGCTGTTCTAGCTCCTTTAATCTGTTCCACTACACTATCGTAATCTGGAGGTAACTTCTTTGCGTCATTTACGAAGTAGACACTGACTGTTGTAACTTCATCTACGGTGCCTTGGCCATTAAACATATCAAACATTGAAGTTTGGGTTGTTTGGGCTGTATCCACATAGATGTGTTTCTTATTATGATGATAAACTGGAGCATTGTTATCTTCAAAAGGTAAATGGTCTGTAAGAGTTAAATTCTTAAGACGCAAATCCCTAATGTAATTGTAGATAACTGATCTCATTATCTGATCCTTTTAAGACTGTAATTGCCGGGAAACTTTTCGCTTCTATCGACAGTACCATCACCACCTAAGTCATACCAATCTCCACCATTGATTATTTCATCAAATAGAAATTGGAACTTACCTTGGTAGAAACCAATCTTTGCTCGCTCGGCATTGTCTTCCTTACTGAAGTCAGCAATTCTAGGTAGCAAGTGATCCCATAATGTGTGATAAACACACAAGTCTTGGAAGTCAGCAATACGGCCTACAATTTTATTTGGATCTACTTGTGGTAAATCCGCATCTGTAAGGTAAACTGGATTGGAAGTCTTTTGGAGATAATAATCTCTCCACCAGTCTGTATTTCTAATAAGTGTTAGGATGCGTTGAGTACTTCTCGCAAGAGCAGCCTCAACGACATCGTCAGTGAGCCCTTCGTTCGCTTCAAACAATCGTTGATCCATGTCAAGCACATCTTGGTACTCAGCAAAGCTCACGATATTAGTTCCGTCTGAAATGAAGGGCATCATCTATCCCCTAAATTAGTCAATCACTTTGTTTGCAGTTAACTTAACACCGAATGTAGGTTGAATTACAGCGGCGCCAGAAACAGCAGTTAGAACCAAGTCAGTGCTACGATAAGCAGCCTGGCGTTGTGTTTCTAAACGGATTGAACCACGCATAGAGTGTGCCAATGCTTGAGGAGTAAACACAGCGTTAACAGCCGCTGTAGATACTGAACCGTCAGTAGCAACTAATGGGCTTTCATAGATTTGAACACCAGCGATTTGGCCGATGTAGAAGTTAGAAAGAACGCTTGAACCAATTGCAGTAGCATTTTGGTAAGAAGTAGTTGCTGTTAAAGCCTTCTTCAAGTTGTAAGCTGTGCGTGGATCCAATACAGCATAGAAAGGACCAGTCAACTTGCGTGAACGCAATGTAGCGGCAGCTTTAAAAATTGTGTCAGCTGTAACTTCTGTTGAAGTAGAACCGATGTCGCTTGAGAAGTCAGCGAAAGTTGCAAACAATTCTTCGTCCATCTTTTCAGCGATAGCACGGCCAGCTTGGTCACCCAATTGAGCCATAACATCGTTGTAAGCAGAGTCACGCAACATATCAGTGATACGGTGAGCAACAACTTTCTCGCTTAGAGTGATGTTAACGCTAGAAGTGTTAGTATCAGCAAAAGTAGCGGCATTGCCTTCTTCTGGAGTACCAGCACTAATTCCAGACCAAACTGGAACTTGAACAACTTTACCTGAGTTAGCAGGCATGTCGAATACAGTAGCCAATTGACGGGCAACTGAGTTCTCGTAAGCCGCGTATTGAGCAGCCGCAACGAGTGGTGCGTATAATTCGCTGTTTAGCGAAGTGTTGTTATATAATGCAGACATTTAAGATCTCCTTTGATTTGTCTTATTTTATTAAGCCGGCGGCCTTGGCCTCGGCATATCTTTTTCTATCTCCAGCATTACTGAAATCTAGTTTAGACAAATCAAATTCTGCAGTACTATTCATTCCTGCATTTGACTTGGAGTGAGTTGTACTAGGACTTGCGGAAACAAAATGCGGATTCGAATCCAGGAATTCACGCACTAAATCATCCACTTGATAAGGTTGTCCACCGTCATTATATTTGACTGAACCCTTATCGTCTAATACTTCTACTTCTCCCATATCATTTAATCGTACACGGTTTGATAACAACGCTTTAACTTGTTCTGGTGCAACTGCTTTAAATTTGGCTGCGGCACTGACAAGAGGTGTGTTCACTTTATACTCTTTAATGATACTGTCTCTTTTTTGGATTTCAGCATCCTTTTTAGCCGCTAATTCTTGCAAGGTTTTTTCAAACTCACCACGCTTGATTTGTTCTGCCTGTTGTTTCTTCTCCCATTCTTGGCGAATGTTGCGAAGTTCTTCAGGATCACCCAAATCTTCATATGGTTTAAGAAGTTTCTTTTCTAATGATCCTCGCATACGAGCCATCATATTGTCTACTTCTTCTTGTGTGTAAGTCTTAACGGTTTGTGCCTGATTTTCTTTTGAAGCCGCATCAGTTGCGTTGTTGTTGCCTATGTTTGTATCGCTCATAGTAAGCTCGCCTCCCTTTAGAGTATTGTTTTATATTTATAGAAGATAGTTAAATCTCCTATGATTATGGTTACATTTTACCTTTATAACCATTAGCATAGGCCGCGCGACCTTGTGCTTCTGCCTTAGATTTCGCTCCCGGCCCTGTGTATATTTTACCTGAATGTCCCCATTTGTAACCTTCAACGGGCTTACCATTGCGAGTTGTCATTACTTTATGTACTGGCATATTAAACTACCAATGTAGATTTTAGCATCCACTGTAATTTACGATGTTCATCTATGCGGTCTGCTAGGAAATTTTGTAATCCATATTCTCTAACAGTACCAGCGACATCATAGCAGTCTTGCAGGCCTGCAACAATAGTTTCACTATCGGCAAGCAATTGAGTATACATGACCATAACATCACCATCTGAACTGCTAGGATCTGCAAGTGTAGCGTTGTTTACAATATTACGAAAATCGCCCTGCGGAAATGCACCTATACGGCGTAATTGCTCGGCATATTCATCGATTTGCCCTTGGGCTGTTTCGTAAATATCGCCTAAGAATTCATGATGTTCTGGGAAATCTGGGCCTGCTACATTCCAATGGAAGTTGTGAGCTTTTAGGTAAAATGTAAAGTTGTTTGCAAATGCTGTTAGCATCATTTGTATTAGTTGTTCCATCTGTAGATCCTTATAGTTGAACCATCATTCTTTTTATCTGACTGCGTTTAATTTCTGCTAGAGTTTTTAGACCTGTTGCCTTTTGTTCAGGACTTTCAATTGGCTCTACAATGCCTGCTTTGATTGGTTGTTCTTCGGCAGTATCGCTACCAATGGTAGTTGCTGGAGGTGTTAAAATATTACCTGTGGCATCGATTGGTCCTACCACCTTGCCTTCTAACTCTGTGTCATCGGTAATTAGGTTAATAAGCATTTGGTCAATTACAGCCATTGCTTCAGGACCTGTTGCGGCACTCTTAGCAGTCTGTAACTTAATGTATTCATTCTTCTCATCTTGGATAGAGAAACTATTTTCATATTCTACTTCACCATCCCACATAATGCCCATGTACTCAGCAAACAAGCACCAAATGCCTTCTTCTGCTTGCTCTAGATTATCTGCTTTTTCGCTTAGTTTAGCGTTGAGCAATTGAAACTCTGTTTCCATAGCAATGCCTGACATAACTGTGCTGGTTGTTGCACGAATACTGCCAATGTTAGCAAGGTGGTCAATTGCACTTGTAGCGTGTTCAATGGCTTTGTATAGACTGTCTACACTTGCACCATTGTATTCAAGCAAGTATGGCTTCAAGCCAGGATCCAAGTTTTCTGGAATACTAATAATTGATCCAGCACCTGTGCCTGCTTGTGTTTCTGGAGTCTTAACTAGGCTTGGATGTGCGTCCATGCGTTGTGTTTGTTCTACTTCGCTGGTCAAGTTGTAGATAAACTGTTGAATATGTGCAATGTCAGCCAAGTCTGGAATACCCATACCGCGAACATTACTGCGGCTGTTGTAAGCACAAACAGCTGGTATCTTACCTAGACCATTTACTTCTACTTGATGGTCATGTACTTCACGCTTGTCAAAGTCTACTACCCAAGTTTCAATGCGGTCTTCGTACCATTCTTTAATAGTTTGCACAGAACCGTTAACTTCTTCCACATATTTGATATGCTTGAGGCAATAACGGCCATTAGGCTCTCTATAGTATTGCCAGTCTAGCATGTTCATAGGAGTAATCAATGACGCATATGGGCGAACACCTTGAGCGATTTCTTCTGCGCGAGTTACAGCACCTAAATTGGGTTTGGTTACTAGCACCCAGCAATGGCCAAATACACTTGCCCATGTTGCAACATCTTTCATAAAGTTGTTGAGACTACGGCCTTCTAAGTCAGCATCATAGCAAAAGTCTTCTACTTCGGGCCATCCTTCCATACTGCCATACATGCGTTCAGGCTCTTGGCGGAATAAGAAACTGTTGTAAACATTGACAACAGCTTTACAATGGTTCTCTAGTGGTGTTGCATTTAGGCGGGCTTGATACTCCGCATCTGTTTCTAATTGATATCTAGTTAACAAGCCTGCTCTACGGTAATCATCTCCACCTAGATAACTTACCAACAGATATTTCCAATTGTTTCTGTTGTAGTTATACATGCGATTGTAACTACCTAAGCGGGCCAGTTGTTCTTCTACGGTTTGAATAATTGCCATTTAACGGGCTCCAATGTTATGACCCCAGCGCATTGGCGCCTCGGGCGTTATATCTCTTCTGACTGGAAAACAATAATCAACCATATAGCCCAGTGCATCCATCATATGGTCATAGCCACTGTCCTTGTCAGGTTGGCTTGTACCTTCCTTATAAGTGTGGCGTTCTAATCCTTCTATAGTGTATTTACACTTAGGATGTATAAACAGGCGTGAAATACCCTTAGCATCCCTTAGTCTGCTGTTAACAGCATTGATACGGTCACGCACAGGTGTGTGTGCATTAGGTGCTTTGACTACAAATCCTGCGTTGCTGAGAATGGTGAGATCAGTAGAGCCGGCAGCTGATGTTTTTCTTTGGCGGGCGGCTGGGTCTGGGTAGACAAATGTTTTTGCTTTTGGATATCGCGTCTTAATTTCTTCCACAATTTCGGTGGTGTTAGAAGAAAACATACGGATTTCATCGATGACATACAGATTATCTCCTTGGCGTATAGCAACAACGGCACTCATAGGATCTATGTTAAAGTCCATGCCTATGTATATAATGCTTAAATCAAAGTTAGCATCCTTGGGCAATATGCAATTGGTTGTTCTTTCAAATGCATAATAAATTCTGCCTGAATATGTTTCAAAAGTTGCCATAAACTCTTGACGGAATGTGCGTTCGTCTAGGTCACGCTTGGCAGCTTCTATTTCTTCTGGCTTGACTTGCCCACCGTCTAATGTTGTATACTGATAACTAGCCCAGGTTGAAGGTTGTTCTGTAGGCATGGTATACAAATCATGGGCCCAGTTACCGATCCCTTTAGGAGTTCCGATAAACAAGGCTTTGCCTTCTTTGTCTGCAAGAGTAGGGCGAAGGACTTCAGTCCACGCTGTTTCGTCCACATCAGCAAACTCATCCATAACCATAAAATCCAAGCCCACACCACGCAGGCTATCAGCGTTGTCAGCACCTTTGAGGCTTATAACGCTGCCATTCTTTAATAAGATGGTAAGTTCACTTTCATTAATCTTCTTGGCCCAGTTAAGGTCTTGTAATTTGTGTTTTAGTTTGCGCCAAACAATTTGTTTAGCTTGCCTATATGTTGGGGCAACATACCAAACTTCTTGATTAGGATTCTTAGCATGGAAACACAGTTCTCTTATAGACAAATGTGTTTTACCAAAGCGTCTTCCTGCTACTACCACACGGAAACGGTGCGGGTCTTTTGCAATG